GAGTTTTTTGTTTTGTCAGCAATAAATCGCTTGGAGGCTGTCTTGGGATTTCTGGGCCAAGATTGCAAAAATCTCTGAACTTGATCGCGCTTGGTGGAAAGTCAGCATCGAGGTGCTTCAGGGCAAAATCCATGCTTGGCTTGTAAGTCAGGAACACACCGAGTTTTTCTTTCCAAATCTGTCTGACAAGTGCTGGCTCGACATCTTGCCAATGAGTGACAAACCTTGAGCCATAGATCGCATTCATCACACCAAAAATGTAATCAAAGCCTGAGTCAGCATCACAGAAGTCTTTTTCGTTCCACATCATCGGCCTCCAGTACATTGGTTTCGGGTTTTGCCCAGAATGGGGCTTTTGGTGTTGACAGACCTCTGGTCAACTGATTCATGGTGTTTTGTCGTTGCTCAGATTGAGTCAGCTTCTCTTTGACCCATTCGGCTTTGAATGATTGCCATCCGCGAGTGACACATTCAGAGATTGCTTTCTCAAGTGACCAACCAGCTTTCTTGGCTTCACGCTCGATTCCTCTCAATGCTGTTTCAGTCATCGGAGATTTCTTGGCTTTTCTGATTGACAGAAAATCATTCCAAACTTGTTGTTCAACAAAATCAGGACAAACAACGGCAGTTGTTTTCTTATTGTGTTTTGTGTCTTGTGTTATGTGTCTTGTGTCTTGTGTAGCATTGCTTTCGGATTGCGCTGGCAATGCGTTCGCATCTTTCGGTTTATTCCACCTTGCTTTTGCGCTTTCACTTGCTTTTTGAGATTTTTCATCAGCCTTGGCAATTTCTTTGTTGGCTCGATGATGAATCCATCCATCATCAGTGCATTCGAAATACTCTCGCAAAACGATCGCAATGCTTTCGCTATGCATTCGCATCCTTATTTGTCTGGAAATTTCAACCTCATCGAGTGGAATTGGACACTCATGCAAATAGTACCAATCAAGCAAACGCCTATAAACCAAGTCCTCGATGTCGGACAAATGTGAAGTGTGACTTTGATAGTCACCAATATTGAAACAGTAGTAGTACATAAAACAACTCCGCGAACCTCCCAGAAAGTGAACCTCGGCAGGAGGGGAGTTCTCTTTTCGTAGCGGGTAATTAGTCCGCCCTAGCCGTGTTCGAAATATATCTTACTTCAGAAAAGTCCTCAAGTCACCAACCCTCGATGGAAATTTGAGGAAATCATAAGCACCAGCGCGATGCACGCGAGATTTCAACTCAGCGCCATCATAAACACCAGTGCCGACCCATGATGGAGCCGAAACTTTCTCTTTTGAGTTATGCAAAGCCTCCCGCCCACCCTGCGTCAAGTGCCATTCATTGTTGATCTCAACGACCAGACCAGCCCTTTGCATATCGTTCAAATATCGAGCGTAATGGATCGAGAGTTGCGAGTTCACAGTGTCCATGTGGCTGAATGAGTGACCAGAGCGACTGCCTCCAGAGAGTCGCTGCAAGAGCGATTTGTGACCATAGGAAAGTTTCATTTTTTATTGATGACAAATGTTGTTGAAATAAATTCTCTTTGACAGCGAGACTGGCTCACCATTTGAGCCTCGTATGAGATAGAACAATCATGACAAGGTGAAGCCACCTCTTTGGACACCTTTGCCCAATAAAGCCACTCGACAAAGATTTTTCTGTCTGGAAAGCAGTGAGGATAGAACTTTTCATGAAACATGAGCAATTGTCACCATGTCATTTGAAAAAAAACAACGATTAGGGAAAATACTTAGAAAATACTTGTTGCAATTGAAAAAGTGTGTGTATAATCAAACCCATGCTCAGAACTGTTTTGAGCAACAACAGGAGAACTGCAAATGACACGATCAATCATCAAAACTTCAACAGGCTTCATTGTTTATGGCGCATTCACTTGCATGATGCGTTTAGACACAAATGGCAATGTTGTTTACAGCAACATGAAGCCTGAATCAAAAGAATTTAAAGCGATGTTTCGCGTTTACAAAAATTCCTCAATTTAATTAAACAGGGGCTTCGGCCCCACTTTAGGAGAACTGCAAATGACCAAAAAATTTATCGCTGATTGCTACTTTCAAACAGAGCAATATAACCCTCGCATTCGCGCAACTGTTCCACCAGCTTGGATCGTTGAGTTTGATTGTGCTTTGGAAGGCACAAATGTCCCTCCTGTGTTTTATGGCAAAACTCGCAGAGAGGCAATTCAAAATGCAATTAACACATTGCAATCCATAGGTCTGACAGGCCGTTTGATTCTTAACTAAACCAAGGGGCTTCGGCCCCATCAACAGGAGAACTACATGAACACTCGTTTCCTTCGCCATGTGCGAAAAATCTTTGCCTCTTATGACGCACCACCCCATGTGATCCGCAGTTACCAAAAGCAGTGGATCGCCAGTGTTCGCCATCTTGGAGATAAATGGCTCGTCGCAAAACAAATCAAAAGGATTGAACAATGAAAGTTTATCAAGCGATCAGCAAAGTGCAAGCCGCACTTTCGCAAAATGGCATCGAGAAAAATCGCAAAAACTCTCAGGGCAGTGGATATAACTTTCGAGGCATCGATGATGTTTATAACGCCATCGCGCCTGTGCTTGCTCGATCTGGTCTTTGCATCTTGCCTCGCATTATTTCTCGTCAGTGTGATGAGCGAGTTTCAAAGTCTGGCAATACTTTGTTTTATGTGACTGTCGAGGCCGAGTTTGATTTTGTGTCCTCAGAGGATGGCTCAAAACACACAATCAAAACTTATGGTGAAGCGATGGACTCTGGAGACAAAGCTACCAGCAAAGCGATGTCGGCTGCATACAAATATGCCGCATTCATGGCCTTTGCAATTCCAACTGAGGGAGACAATGACACTGAGGCTGAGGATCATACTGTTTTGCCAACAGGAACTGAGCCAGAGCCGAAAGTTGTTCAGTTGCCATTGATCACCGATCTAAGGCTTAAAAAGGCCATAGAAAAGATCAAATTGGGTGAGTTCACCACTGACAAACTCAGAGCCTGTTTTGCACTCACAGAGGATCAAGAGGCCATGATTGTCAAAGGTTTGTCAAATGCTTAAATTCAGAGCCTCATCGCTTTCCAAGATCATGAGTGATCCAGTCAAAAAGACTGAGATTCTGTCTGTTGGTGCAAAGACTTTTATCACCAAGCAAGCGATTGAGTTTGTTTATGGCTTTGATGAAAGGATTTCCTCCAAATATATGGATAAAGGAATTCAAGTCGAGGATCAGTCGATTGAACTTCTCAATTCGGTTTTGTTCACCAGTTACCAAAAGAACACCGAGAGAAAAGAGAATGACTGGATCACTGGTGAGTGCGACATATTCACTGGAGACTCAATCATTGACATCAAGTCCTCATGGTCATTGACCACCTTTCCTGTGTTGGCAGAACAAGGTGAAGACAAAGATTATGAATGGCAATTGAGAGCATATATGTGGCTTTGGGATGTTGAGCAAGCAAGCATTGCTTATTGCTTAGTCTCGACTCCTGAAGACCTCATAAAGTATGAAGACGCAACGCTTCATCAAGTCGATCACATCGCTCCTGAACTCAGAGTGACCCGAGTCCCTTACCAAAGAGACAAAGCACTTGAGGACAAGATCAAAGTGAAGGTGGAAGCCGCCCGAGAGTATTACCAACAAATCATCAACCAAATTGCCAAAGAACATTCAGGAGAAAATTAAATGGCCTCAGTCAATAAAGTGCATCTAATCGGAGTGTGTGGACGCGATCCAGAAGTCCGATATTCATCAGCAGGAAAAGCGATTGCGAATCTCTCGCTTGCAACCAGTCAGAAACGCAAAGACAAGCAAACTGGAGAGTCGATTGAAGACACTCAATGGCATCGCTTGAAGTTCTTTGACAAACTCGCTGAGATCGTTGGTGAGTATGTCAAGAAAGGCTCCACGATCTATGTTGAGGGTCAAATCAAATATGGCAAGTTCACCAACAAGGATGGAATGGAAATCTCAACAGTTGACATTGTTTGCAATGAAATGACAATCTTGAGCAGACCGAAAGAACAACAAGCCGAGAAACCGAAACAGCAACAATCGTCAGGCTTTGACGATATGGACTCGGAAATTCCTTTTTGAATAACGAGGACGAAAGCAGACAGCAATGTCGGACGAATGTGAGTAGTCCTCAACTTATTGGAGAACTAAATGAAATTTTCACAGTTGTTTTCAGTAGTATTCCCAAGAGTCAGATCATCAGACCCTCTGACATCATTTGAGGCAGCCGAGTCGATCAAACCAGTTGCATCACAGCACCACCAGATCATTTTGGAGTGCCTTCAAACTCATGGAGCGCTTGGGAAAGATGGCATTGCAGCCCTGACCAACCTCGATGGAAATCAAGTCGCCAGACGCTTGAATGAAATGAAAATCATTGGCCTCATTGAGCCAACAGGAAACACAGTTAAATCGAATTCAAACAGAAATGAAAGGGAGTGGAATGTCGTTTGCAAAGACTGAAATGGATGTGATTGTTTGGGGCCAAAATCGAGGAATTGTGCAAAACAGCACCCCTTATGCCCAAGCACTCAAAACGAAAGAGGAACTCGATGAGTTGTTTGATGCAATATCAAAGAATGATCGAGAGGCCATGATCGATGCTTATGGAGACATCCTTGTCACACTGGTCATGGGCTGCGCTTGCGCTGATCTCGATCTCAAGACTTGCTTTGAGGCCGCTTATGAGCAGATAAAAGATCGAAAAGGCTTTCTCAATAAAGATGGAATCTTTGTCAAACAGGCTTAACGCTTGAGAATGGCTAAGGCTTCCTCAATGTGTTTGATCCTGTCCTCAAGACCGATGAAACCACCATTGATTTTTTTAGTCATTCCTTTGTAGTCTCTGGCATCCGCAAACTGGTTTAGTTTGTGGGTGTCCCAGAACCATCCAGCAGTCAGCATGGCATATTGAGGAGTCGCAACAAGATCAGGCTCCATCACAAAGTCAACTCCTAAAGCCTGACCAGCGTGAAAGTAGTTTGCATGACCAGTCAACTGGATGCAACCTCGGCCTCTGAAGCGCCAGCCATCATCAGAAGCCTCATCCCTGTTGCCCATCCGACCACTATAAACAACATTGGCAATCATGCGAGGATTGCGCTGGCAAGCCTCAGCTTTGGCAGCATCAAATCGCTTAGGCCAAATCTTTTGCAGTGCCTCTTTTTTGTAATTCAGGTTTTCAACCAAAAACTTAAAACCACCGCTTTCATGCGCGACTTGACCAATAAAGCAAGCCTGACGAATGGGGCTTGAAATATCAAAGCGATCAAATGTGGCATTCAATGGATCGAGCCATTGTTCACCGATGTGAAGTTGTTTAAGTTGTTCAGGACTTACCATTTATCAATTCTCTCATTTGTTGATAAGAATCCACGCACGCATTCAGAGCCGCAGTGTTTCTGTCACCTTGAGCGACTATTTCTGCAATGGCTGCGAGGGTTGCTCTTTCGGCATCAGAAGCTGTGTCAGCCTGTCTGTCAGGTTGACTTCCTGTTTCTTGATTTGCGCTGGCAATGGTGGAATTTGTGGAGGCTGGTGGACAACTTGAGGAGCCGATGCGCACCCGACCAGCACGAATGGCGCGATCCAAAGCAGTTTGTTTTTGATTGACAACATTTGTGGCCTCCAATAATTTGCTTGAATTTTCATTGAGTTGCTCATTAAGTTTTTGCTCAGTCTTCCTTGCCTCGTCATTCTTTTTGGCAATGGCAATTTTCATGTCATTGTCGCGCTCGATCCAACCATAGTGATGACCGACTCGATAAGTTCCAAAGAGTGAAACCAGAACACCAACAATCAGCCAAGGCAATGGAATTGGAAGCATTATTCTGACTCCTGTCTGGCAATTGCAAGTTGTTCTCGCTCGTCGTCATCCTCAAGATGATCTGGAGGTGTTGTCGGAGGTGGAGGAGGAACCCATGACTCGTCGAGTTCAGGGTTTTTCCAGACTGGCATTGCTCCGAATGGTTGACTTGGCAAACCATAAGCCGATTGAGGTGGAGCAAAACTGCTGGAATAGCCGCCCTGATAACCCATAGGAGAGCCGTTCATCGGTTGACACATGGGTTGCATCATCGGAGGTGGATTTGGAGTCCCAAAAGCCTTTGCAGCAGCGCCAGCCGCCCTTTTTGTCATCACACCACCAATGCCACCAACAATCAAAAGAACAATGTCATTGAGCATCTTTGTGTAAGCCTGATCGATTGGAGCCATCGATTTGATTGGCTGAGTCACAAATGTCACTGAATAAAGCAAAGCAATGACAATGAAACAAAGAATGCAAGTGACCACAATGACCACAAATCCCCACACCCTGACCTCAAACTCCTCAGTTGTTAGGTTTGGTTTCTGATTGGACATCATTTACCTTTTTCTCCAAGATTGGGGCCACCAGATATTCTGGACATTGTTGCGTAAATAAGCATTTTGGTTTCTGGCATTGTTCAGCAGTGAAATTGTCAGGGTTTTGACAAAAATATCTGTACCTATCCTCACAGCCAGTCAGCATCAAAAGTGAAATTGCGATCAAATATTTCATGCGTAAACATCCACTGAATTAGGTTTGACCCAATGAGTTTTGATTTCTTGGACTTTTTGTCGATAGTCCTCTTGTCGATTCAACTTCTGCAAATTTTGCAAATGCTGCTGGTGCAAGACTCTTGTTGTCTCTTTCAACATTTGCGCATTGCTTTGATAAGTTGATATTTTCATATTCCAAACATTGACAAAATCTTAGCCACTATTCGATCGCTTATGTCGTCTGGGAAAAATCGGAGCAGTCCAAGCACCCACCAAACAACACACAAACGAACAAATATTTTGAGAAACTGATCGAATTGTTTTTGATACTCATTCACCGACCACACCGCTTTGTCGTTTGACAAAAATCGATCATTTCATTGATGCCGATACCAACGAGAAGCAGAACGAATGCGATCCCGCCAATAAGCATCGCCATTTCCATTTGCTCTTGCTCCGCTTGCTTCTGTTTTTTTTCCTGAGCCTTGAGTGCGCTGATCTCTTTTGCATCAGCCAAGTCCATCTCAGCCTGTCTTGCTTTAATCTTAGCCCAGACGTCCGCACGGCCAGTCGCTTGGAATAGCATTTTCAATTCTTCCTCGAACCGCCTTGCTTCGTCGAGACACATCTCGATTTGCAAAGCAGCGCCCATGTTTGAGCCTTTTTTACTGCTTTTTGCCTGAATCATGGCTTTAGTAGCCACGCTTTTGGCATCAAACATTTTGCCAATTACACCAGACAAGCCTTGAAGATCATTTGCCACCTTGCTGGCTTTTTTGACCATTCCAATGGCTTTTTGCAGTCCATCTAACGCTGCGATGGGATCGATAGGAATCATCACTTCACCTTTTTCCATTCAATGCAACGAACTTTTCTGGAGTAAACATCACCAGACCAAGCCCATCTAACACAGCGATATTCAGTGTTTGCAAATATCAAAATGGACAAAACAAAACCAGTCATCGCCAGTGCCAAATGATGACTGACACCGACCAAAAAATCAAACTGAACAAAAGGATCGCAGCCAACAGAGCGACGATCCAGTCTTTCATTTTTTCAAATCTTTATAAATGGCCCAAACTTTGTGACCAATCAGTAAAACTGTATAAATTAGAGTCGCCCAAAGCACCAATTCACTGACTTGGATGCCCATGACAGTGGCAAGTGAAACTGTTGCTGGTGGAGCGACTTTCGCCACAATTGCTGTGGTTGTTTCTGCATGAGTGTCATTCATCGCTCTTGAACCTCAATTGTCAAAGTGCGATCCTCAGTCCTTGCGGGTGAGTTGTTTGTGACCACTCGGTTTGTCAGACGATAAGTCTTGCCAGCAGTGCCACCAGAAACCCAAATGACTGTGGATTCTGGCAAATTAGAACTTGAGTTCACAGTGATCGAATCAGGATTGAGCCAAGTTGAACTTGCAATGGTTTCACCACCTTGAAGCCAATCAGACCAGTCGAACCCATAGTCAAGAACCGCATTTGGGTCTTTTATAAAATCAGCCATTTGAAACCTCCAGAATTCGATTCTCGTTGGCAACATACAATGTCCGAGATTCTAAATCAATCACGATTTCTCGGTTTTCAGCATAGACATAAAGTAGATTGCTTGATGATGAAACCGCATAAGCTGTTGCAGTCGGAGCCGTTGCCGTGACAGTTGCCAACAAAGCCTGAATATTGGCATTTCCAGACAATGAAACATTAGGAACGACCGAGCCGACAGTGTTGATATTTGCAAAGGCATTTCCATCACCAGTGGCTGTGGCAGTCGGAGCCATGTCACTGACCAATGGGATTGCAACTTGAATCAGGCCATCACCAGAGACTGAGAATTCAGGCTCATTTGCAGCAACAGTTCCAATCAAAGCCAAAGCATTGGCAAAACCCACCGCAGAAGCACTTGGAGCCGTTGCAATGACAGTTCCAATGCTTGCTTGAGCAATTGTCGAACTATAAGCAGTCGCAGTTGGTGAACTTGTTGTGACAGTTCCAATGTTTGCTGATGTGTTGGCAGTTCCAGAAGTCGAGAATTCCAAGACTGAAGCCGAAACAGTGCCAATGTCAGAAACAGCCATTGCACCACCAGTCGCGCTGGCTTCTGGTGAAGTTGCTGTGACAGTGCCGATTGTTACTTGAACAACGACTTGAGGATAAGCAATCGCAGTCGGTGCAGTCGCTGTGACAGTGCCAATTGCACTCTGGATGTTTGCGTCACCAGTTGCGCTGGCTTCAGGAGCCGTTGCTGTGTCTGTCAGGAAAGATGCTTGAATCAGAGCGTCAGCAGTTTGAGTAGAACTTGGGACAGTTGCTGTGACAGTTGAAATTTCACTGGATGCAGTTGCCTCTCCAGTTGCTGTTGCATTTATTGCACTTATTGAGCAAGTGCCGATTGTGACTTGGACTAATGCGTCAGCAGTGATCGACGCAGCCAAAACAGTCGCTGTGACTGTACCAATGGACGCACTAGCAGTTGCATCGGAAATGCCCGATGTGCTGATTGGAAATTCTGAAAGTGCGTAATGTCCAAGCATTTTTGATCTTTAAGTTTTAACTAAAGGTTTGGCTTTTTCAAAAATTCCATCTGGATTGATTCCTTGCGGAACTCCCATTGGATCAATAATGTCACAAACATCATCACCATCGCGCAAAGCATGAATGCAAAAACATAAGGTTTTGTCTTCAGTCGCTGTGAATTCGTGCATTATTCCTGCTTTGATAAAAATTATTTGTGGTGCAACAAAATAACTTGTTTTCCCATCAACAACAGCTTTTATCCCGCCTTTAGCCAATAATGTCTGGTGGTCAAAAATATGCTCATGCCCAGCGTTTACATCCCCAGCTTTTTCAAAAAGCATTTGTCGAACATAAACATTTGAAACGCAACTAATTGTTGAGATTGGCTCGGACATTAAGCCCCCGCAATTGATAATTTATTTGGTTGAGTAGGCCAATTTGTAAAAGTATTGATATTTTCAACCAATGAAGGCAGATCACGCAATTCCTGACGATATTGCAGCCAAAGCATATATTCTGCGTCAGTCATTGATGTTGAGATTCCAAGTTCTTTTTGTTCTTTGTGACGCTCTAAACGATAAGTGCATTGATGAATTTTGTCATCTCTGATGTCTCGGAATTCTTGCCATTTATTTGCAAGTTTTTGAGCATCTCTTGCTGCAATTTCTTCAGGTGTACCAACAGGATCAATTGAATAAATCTGAACCCACATATTGTCCAAATATGCAGGACGATCCTCTTTGACAACATATCCTTCGCCAGCTTGAGGAATTCCAGTTCTCATAACTTGGACATAACCTTCAGGCAAACCACTTGCAAAGTTTGTCGTGAAAGATGTGTTCGGGAAACGCGATCTAATTTCATGCTCTGTCAATGGATATTCAGCGACAGAACCATTTTCAATTCTTGCAAACATTTAATTTCTCACTTTCCTGAAAGATAGGGGAATGATCGATTAGCACCGCCCCAAATAATTCTAATTACACCACTTCCACCATACATTTGGGTTGTTGAAGCTGAATCTCTACCACCCCCGCCATAACCAAATGAATTTGCTTCTGGTTGAGCACTAAAAACATGATCTGTGGTAACACCACCCGAGGCTGCTGGAGCAGAATTTTTTTGATAGTCGAGAGGAGTGGTTGATTGAGAATTACCAGACCAACCTATGCCATAAATACCAACTGCACCACCATGCCCAGCATAATCACTACTTCTGTTTCCACCACCGCCACCGCCACCTGATCCATTTGTTGCTGCTAAATTTCCACCACTTGTTCCATTTCCACCATTTCCAGTGTAACCACCAGCACCACCACCACCAGCAGCATAAGTTGCGTTATTACCAGAACCACCATTTCCACCATTTCCACCACCTATTGACCCACCAGTAGTGCTTCCTGTGCCACCTTGACCACCAACGCTTCCATTTCCTACACTACCACCTCCAGCCCAGACACTTGCATTTGCTGTGCTTGTGCCATTGAAAAAAGTTGGCAATCCATCACCATTCTGTTGACCACTTCCAACTTGATAACTAATTGAACTTCCCGCAGTTACAGCAAGATTGTTGTAATAACGCAAACCACCGCCACCACCGCCAGCCGCAATTGAATCATTCCTAGTCCCAGCGCCACCTCCACCAATACATAAAACAGAAACTGAAGTGACTCCATCAGGAACTGTCCAAGTTCCTGTGCCAGTTGTCGTGATTACCGCTTGATTTGTATTTTCAGCAGCATTTGATGGAAATTTAGCGTTACCAATAATAATTCGGACTAAACCTCGTCCAGCAGGTGATGTGTTATATCCATTTTTTGATCCACCAGAGCCACCTCCAAAATCACCACCAAGTCCTGATCCCGTTATAGATTCAACTACGCCACCAGCACCTCCATTTGCGCCACCAGAACCACCATTTCCACCGCCACCATATAAACTGCCAGAAATACCGCCAATCCCACCAGTACCGCTTGAACCAGAACCAAATGATCCAACACCACCGCCACCGCCAGCAATACCATTTACATTGTAGCCATTGCCACCACCACCACCACCTCCACCGCCACTGCCGTTTGATCCAGAAAGACCATTTGATCCATCACTACCCTGACCACCATTACCGCCATTGCCTGAATAGCCCGCAGCGCCACCACCACCAGTAGCAGCAGCAAATGCAGTTTGAGCATAACCGCCAGCGCCACCACTATATCCAGTGCCAGCAATAACAATTCCACCAGCACCGCCAGCACCGCCACCACTATTTCCTGAAATACCTCCATTGGCTGCAACTAATGGAGTTGAACCTCTGTAAACATAACTTGTGCCACCATCGACTCCATTCCATCCTCTTCGTCCAATTCCAATGGTTAAAGTTTCTCCAGCAGTTACATCTAAAGTTGCATAAGCGAGAGCGCCACCACCACCACCAGTGCCAGCATAAGGGCCAGCCTTGGGATCAACTTGACCCTTACCACCAGCACCTCCAGCACCAATGCACAAAACGCTGATTTTTGAAACGCCAGCAGGAACAACCCAAGAAAACTCTTCTGAAACATTATGATCGGGAGAAACAACATTTGATGTCATATAGACAGCAGGAATGCCATCTAAACCAACGCCACCACTTACTTGAGATGAGTTTGAGCTAAACATTTGTCACCTTATAAATAGTTTTGACCAGCAACAGAACCCCACCAATAAGTCCCATCAGCCGTAAAAACAAATTTATCACCCTTGCTTGCAGTTGCAGTAATTGTTGGAGCAGTTGATGAAGGCCATTTGACTGATGAAGGCCATGTCACAGTCCGAGCGCCAGTTGCATCTTGCTTTTGAAATAAAGTAAAAGATTTTCCAGCAGTTGCAGTTGGAAATGTATATGTGCAACTTCCAGTCAAAGTCAAAATTTGCAATGAGCCGTTTGCAAGATCAATAGTGTAAGCAGTTGAAGTGTTTGCAGTTGCAACTTCCTCTGTGTAACCATTGGTAAAAGTTCCAGCTTCAATTGTCTTGTTTGTAATCGTCTGTGAATCTGAAGTTCCAACAACAGTTCCTGAAGGCGCTGTCTTGCCAGCCCATGTGTCCAAATCAGCATCCCAAGCCTGAACATCAGTTCCAATCGCCAAACCCAAGAAAGATCGAGCAGTAGAACCACCAGCACCCAATGTCGTCAAATCAGCGTCATAGGCTTGAACATCAGTCCCGATTGCCAAACCAAGTGCAGTTCTTGCATCGGCTGCTGTTGTTGAATTAGTGCCACCTTGAGCAATGCTCAAAGCTGTTGTCAATCCAGACAATGATGTAATGTCAGAATTTGCACCAGAAGCAGCCACACCATTCAATGTGTCGCCAGACTGCAACTCCTGAACTTGCGTTCCATTGATAACTAAAGGGTAACGAGCAGTCATTTTTTAACCTCACGCAATTGTGATTTGAATTGTTGAACCAGAGCGATTCAGCACTGGCAGATAACCATTAGCAACCGAAACATTCACAGCCGATCCAGATCGATCGATGACTGGCAAATATGTTGGCAATGTTTCATTTTTCCAAAGGCTTGATGCCGAGTCATATCTTAGGATTTGATTGTCAGCAATCGATGTGATCTGAACATCATGAATTTCATCAAGTTCATATCCATTTTGCACTCGGACATAAAGTTGACCAGCGCCAGAATTGGCTTTCTCAACGACTCCAATATAAACCAAGTGATTTGGTGCATAAGGTTTTGTCGCAGTCAAAGTTCCAGCAGTCGCGCCAAGATAAACTGTGTCACCAGCAGTGTAAGCCGATAGGTCTAATCCATAAACAACACCTTGACAAACAACAAAGCCAGTGCCATTTGCAGTGATGTCTTCAGCAACAATTCCAAGAGTTTTCGCGCTTGTCGCATCACCAGTGTTATTTGCAAGTTTGACAGTTGCTCGATCACCTTGAGCCGAGAACAAATAAACCGCTTGTCCTTTTGTGATCGTCACAGATTCAGCATTGGTCACATAAGCGACCAAAGATTGACCCATCCTTGAAATGACATTGCCACCCAAAAGGCCAAGAGCCGCAGTTCCTTGAGAGGCATCCCAAGCGATCTGACCAACAGCAGGAGTGACACCAGCAGTCAAGTCCAACTGAACTGAATCAGTGGTTGATCCACCAGTGACAGTCAAATTGGCTGGAAGTGTGACATTGCCTGAAGCGTCTTCAAAAACAGCTTTGTCAGCAGCGTATGTGACAAAAATCTCTTTTGATCCAGAAGCAAATGAAACCTTAGTGTCTGAATTGCTTGATTGATAAACAGTAGTCCGAGCAAGCGTCAGACCATCACTCGACAAAGTGCCGAGTCCGACTTCCCAATCTGCCCCAAATGAAACAGCATAATAAGTCGTATTGCTTGAGCCAACGCCAGCCAAAAAAGTCTGAAAACCAGTGACTGCACCACCAAGGGCAAAATCACTCGTTCCAGTGGTTGTCGTTGTCTCTTTGACCCGATCTGATAAGACTAGAGCCATGATGTCCTTTCACGGCCTTTGAGCCTTAGTTTTGGATTCGCAGAGGTGAAGTGATGTCCAATGTGAATGTGCCGTTTGTAGAGGTCACATTTCCACCGAAATCCAAATAAGCGACCAAATTGTCAGCCGATGCAGTGCCAGTGGTTTTATAGATCACAGCAGCAGCAGCAGTCAAACTGGCACTTGACCAAGAAACATCAGCAAAGTTGATGTCAATTCGGTCATTGGCAGTGTCATTGGTCACTGTGACAGCACTTGATGAGCCACCCGCAGTGTAACCAGTGCCAGTGATCTCATTGGTCACATCGGATCGCTTAGTGTGTGTGTCCTTGTTTGGTGAATAGCTTGAAGTCACCAAGAGGATTTTGAAAGAGTTGGTGTCAAAATCAATTGCACCAGTCGCCATGTCGTTCAGACAAGAGTTATAAATTAGAGAGGCCATTTGTGCTTCCTTTCAGGTTGAGATTTTAGCCACAAAGATAAATGCAAGCAATCTGCCTGATTTCTGTGGAATTTGCAAAACTTACATTTTCCCGAGCCTTCGCCACTGTGTAACTTCTCGCAATGTCGTCAGCCTGTTTCATGCCCTTGCCAGCAATGTCCGAGGTCACAATAAAGTCACCAATCTGGATGTCTCCACCCTGACCACAAACATTGATTTTCCCCTCTCCAATGGCATTCACACCGATTGGACGATAGGTTTCATAAATTGTCGAATATTCTTGTTTCATCACAAAAACATTCTTTGAACCCTGAACTCCATCGACATATTCACCCAAAGAGGCAGGAACAAACTCATTTCCGCAAACACCAGTAAAGACACCAATCGCGCCCTTTTGGTTTGCAGAAGTGCTTTTTGTCATCTTAGTGATGGAGTCATTAACTGTTGGAGCCGCGATCAATTCAACATCAACCATGATGTCGCCAATGTCAGGAACATCCTCAGTCAGTAATTGCAAAGCATCGTGACCAGCAGTAAATGGATAAGCAGCGCCAGAATTTATGTAATAAGCGTATGAAGTCCCGCCTGTGTAATAAGCCAAGCGAATATCAGCATTAACAGCAGTTTGCAAAGTGCTTGCACCGCCAGTCATAAAAGTTCCAGCAGAAACGCCAGTTCCTAAATATGCAGCGTGTCTGAATGTGCTGAAAGTTGAATTTCCATATCCAACAGCAACAATCGCCCCAATGTCTGCACTTGTTGTGTTTCTAGTTCCAGCACCAATTGCAAAACCTGTTGAGGTGTTTGCAAATAATCCTCCGTAATAACTAATGTCGGAGGATGAAAAAGCACCACCAGCAGAATAACCACCAATTGCTGATCCAGTGCCAAGGCCAAATGTCACAAATGAATTAAATGTCGCGCTGGTGTTGTCTTGAATTTTTGAAACAGACAAAGTGTCAGCAACAATTGATCCACCATCAATAAAAGTTGTTCCAGTTCCACCAGAGCCAAGGCCATCAGCAAGGTTTGTAAAAGTCACCAATCCATTCAAGTTTTGCCAAGTAAATACTGAACTTATGGTTTCGCTATATGCACCACCAAAAGTTGTCTCTTGGAAAATAACTCTGACAGCCCAATATTTGTTGGATGCTGAAGTCGCACTGACAGCACTTGGACTGAAAGTTGTTGACCATCCAGACGCTGAAATTGATGGAGTCTGGGTTGAAAAATCATAAGCAACTTGAGAAGTTGTTGGAGCAGTTGGTGCAGTTGATTGACCAGTGTTGTAGTAGAAATAAACTTGCGCATTTCTAGGGCCAGTCGCACCAGTTGCACCATCAGTTCCATCAGTTCCATCAATACCATTTTGAAAACTGATTGTTGGTGTTGACCAAGTGAGTGTTGAGTCAGTTCCAGTTGTTCCAGAGATCGATGCAACAGATCGAGAAATATAAACTGGATCAGTTCCAGAAGGGACAGTCGCAGACCATGTTGAAGGTGGTGTCAGTGTATTTGTGGAAAAGTTAAAACTTCCACCAGTCGGAGCAGTTGAGATTGTTGTCGCTGATCTTTTGAAAATTGAAACTTCAGCAACTGACAATCCATCAGTTCCATTTGTTCCATCTTGACCCTCAATCAATAATGGTGTCTGCCAAGTGTAATTTGTTCCTGATCCAGTGTTTGTTCCAACCGATGACCACATTGGATCAGACGAGGCAGGGACAGAATCAACGTCAGAATACCAACCACTTGGAGTTCCTGTCGATGGACTTGGAGTTGTTGGTTGAGTTGCTGATCTCTTGAAAACAATGTCAACAGAGTCACCGCTTGCGCTTGCTGAATCTGTTGTTGCTGTTGCAACGCTTGAGAATCCAGAAACATTGCGTGAGAAATCAACAGCCTTCAACCAATAATATTTTGTTGTCGCGTCTGGCAATCCAGATCGAGCCATTGTTGAACTAGAAACAGTTCCAATCTTTGTGGCAGTCGATGAATTGTTTGTTGAGTTTTCCCAGACCTCGTTATAAAACCAGTCAGCAGCAGTTGGATTAGTCCAAGACAACTGAATTGTTTTATAAGCACCAACAGCAGTCAAACTTGTTGGAGCATTTGGTGCAGTCGTATCACCAGACAATGTGTGATTGATGCTCGATGAAAATGGGCCTTCTTTGTCAGAGAAAATCGCTCTTACTCTGATGTTATAGACAAGCGCCACCTCTTGTTGACCAGCATAATCAAAAGCAGTTTGTGAGGTGAAAATTGATTGCCAAACAGTGTCAGTGCTGAGTTTGAATTGCAACTCATACCCTGTCACATAAGCCGACGAAACCGCAGTCCAAGTGATGTGAACTGCTGGCAATATTGTGCCGTCTGGAAGGCTCAAATTCTGATTTGTCGCAGTCAGATTTGTTGGAGCCGATTGAGGTTGAATCAATGTCAAACTGGTGTTTGGAGCGCCATCAATCGCGTCTGATGTTGACCAGTCATAAGCTGTTGAGTCTTCCTCTTTGAGAACAAGATCAACCCCGATGTCTTCATTCAACTTCCACTCCATGACTCTGAAATATTTTCCAGACCATCCGAGTTGAGCAATCGTCAAAGCGACGACATCGCCAGCAGTGATATTCAAGCAAGTTGGTTTGCATGAAATATTGACCACAATGCCTTGACGAGATTTCAGCAAATTGATTTTGGCAAGCCTTTCAGCCTCCAAAATATTTGTCGTGAAATTGAGATCGAGTTGAGCAGTTAACTCCTCACCGCCATCTTGCGTCTTAAATGTGCTTGAGGCAATTGCAGGATATTCAGTCGCAGAATAAAGTTTGTCAGCATCAGCAAAAACACCAACCACTCGATTGAAAAGATTGGCCTTCTCATTTGCGCAAGACAACTGAACATCGCCTCGCAAATCATCGACAGTAATTGTTTGAACTGGGCTTGAGAAAGCACCAGCGATCAACTTATATTTTCCAGAGGAATAGATAAGCATTCCCGCGCAAGTCGAGAGCATATCTTGCAAGACTTCCCGAGGACTCTTTGAGGTGTCAACCACACCATTGAGTGTGTAGCGCTTCTGAGTGACAGAGCCTGAAGCCGTGACTGTCTCGTCACAGATATTTGCAGCAGCAATGAAAGATGCTGAGTCGATCTCATCGGCTGTGACTCGCATCCCATAATCGGACATTATGTAGTCACGAATGCAAAGAGCAGGATTGTCAGACCAAGCCGTTGTCGTCGTTCTAGGGTCATAAACTAATTTGCCTTTGACCAAAACCCTGACAGTTGGAATGCTCGTATAAATCGAGGTGTCATATTGCATCCGCACATAAACCGACGAAATGCCTGTCAGTTTGTGACTCGATGTCCAATTGTTTGTCAGGCTTGCTGTCTCACTGACGAGATCGGCATAAGCAGTGCCACCAGTCGTTTTGTGTTGAATTCGAGCCTTGCCTGAATATCGACCAGACGAGACATTTCCTGAAACAGTGCCGACATCCTCGTCGCCAAAATAAACTTTCTCGACCGACTGGATTTGATGATCTGCCAAACCAAAAACAGTGTGCAAATATTCGTTTGTCGATCCAGTGGTTGCCGCATAGAACATCACGCCACCGACAAGGCTTTGACCATAAATCAATTGCCTTGGGGCTGTGGACGATCTGACATTGATTGTTTGACCCTTCAACTCATTGGCACTTGAGTCAAATAGACCCATGCTTTGAGCCGCTTTGTTTGTCAAAACAAAAGAACCAGCGCGAATTGCAGCCCTGAGAAAAGTCGCCTCTTTTGCAATTGCAAAATAAGAAATTGCAGTTTCTGCTAAAAATTCACCAGCAAGATAGACAACAAGTTCAGCCATTTAAATGCTCCAAGCCTTTTCACAATCGAGAGTCGGTTTCAGGATGATGCCAGACTCAGCGACAAAAGCCGACATTTCACCAATACAAACTCCGAGCAATTCGCGCCCCGAATTAAACAGACAGACCACATCACCCCTTTGAGCCAACATAATGGATTTCTCATTGCCTAAGTGCTTGTCAGCAATTGCAATCATCCCACCATTCTCTTGCATAAGTTCAGCCGCACGCCTTGCTGTCTCATACTCATAAACGCCAGTCAAATCCCTGTCTGAGATCGCCTTGACAGCGCCAATTGAAAACTGCCAGCAATCATTTTTTGCCCACTCAAAAGGCTCATTGCGCTTTTCGTAGATGTACTCAGTCAGCAAATGAGGCCAATTGTCTTTTCTCATGGTGTCTCAGTGTAGAAATTGCCAACATTAGGGTTGCCACCTCCACCAGCATTTGCACCAGTCGGATCAGTGCGACCCCAATTTATATCGAGATTCTCGATGGCCACCACATATTCCAAACCCTCGTCAGTTGCGTCCCTGACTTTTTGTTCTTCATAAGTGAAGCGTCTGATCTTTGGCCTTCCAGCATCGACCATTTGATGCTCAACAGACAAAGAAATCGTTGCAGTCTGACCGAGATTGATTGACATCACATCCATTCGACCAGTGAACATCAAAGCCGCAGCCACCAGATCGTGATTGGCATCGAGCAAAGCAAAATAAATCTTTGCCGCCCGACCTTGATAATTCTCGCCAAGCGCGATTGCAATGTGATTTGGATCAATACCAGAGAGGGTTAGGGATAACCCTTTGGCCTCAAGAGTTGAAGTCTCAGTGATTGTGTCAATCCCACCAAGGCCACCGACTGCCAAATAAGTGTTGCCACCATAGACAATCGATTTTCCTCCATTCGTGTAGTAAATATGACCAGAGGAAAAGTCCAAATCCACCAGAAAACAGACAGTCAGATTGTCGTCTGTCAGAGCCGATGTGATGGCACTTGCTAGGCTTCTGGTCATATTGCCTCCAAAAAGCCAGCAGTGATCGAATAAACGCCTTCAAGCGTCTTATTTATTGCAACTGAAGTGCCATCCAGCCGCATGATTGCCGAGGGGTTTGTGTATGTCACCGCGCTTGATGAACTTGGCTGAGTCCTGAATGGAGGCTCGATTGTGTAAACATTGCTCGATTTGCCAACAATCATCTTAACTTCATAATTTTCAAACTGGATGAAGTCTCCAATTGACAGGCTCGATGATGACAAAGTGACAGTCGATCCAGTTGAACTTGAAACAGTGATCGAGCCAGAAACAGAGCCAATCGGAGCAGTCTCACCAAATCGAGGCAAATAGACAGTGTTAGCCATGCCGCGCATTTTGTAAAACAAAGCCTGAATTGGTGCGACTTCAGCCCTTGAAAGATTGTTCCAAGCGACTGAGCAATACCATTTTGCACCAGCCAACTCGACTGTTTGAGATTGCTGGCTCAGAGGAGAGGTGAAAATCTGAGTGTTTGACCTCAATTCCCAAAGAGCCGATTGAGGGTTTTTGACACTAGGCCAAGCAAAGGTTGTCATGCAAACGCTCCACCAGATTTCATTGATCGATAAATTTCAGCTTTGGCTTGCTCTTTGGCCTGATTCATTGCAGCCATTATCGATGATCTGTCAGACCTTGAGTCAATGTTTATATTCTGAACGACAGTCACGCCAGCGCCACCGAGTTTGTTGTTTGGAACAATATTTCCAGCGCCATTTGGCACAAACAACTCAGGGCCACGCTCACCGACCATGTAAGGTGTATTCGATGAAACAGGGCCACCCAAAGCCCTTGCACCAAAGCCTTTGAAAAGGTCTGTCAAGAAACTCACGCTCGGATCAGTAATGTTTTTCTTAATCATCATCCGAATGATGTCGCGCTGGATCGAGTTCACCATGTCAGTGAAGTTCAGCTTTCCAGTCATAAACGCTTCAGTCAGAGTGCTGGTGAATTCATTGCCAAATCCATTGATCGCGTCAGTCAAGATGTCAATGTCAGACTTGCCTTTTTCTGTGAATTTTTTGAGTTCATCATTGGCCAATCCAACAGCGCGACTAAAAGTGTCAGGATCAATTAAGCCTTTGCCGAGGACAGTTTGGAGATATTGAACTCTCTCAGTGTAGTTCTCCAAAGGTGTGCGAGTGTCCTCAAAGATTTTCTTGACAGCATCGGCTTGCTCTTTGGCATCCTTTGTGATTTGCTCATCGAGTTTTTGTTGCTGTTTGTCTTGCTCGATCTTGGCTTTTTCTGCCTCAGTCAGATTTCTGACAGTATTTAAATAAATTTCATATTGTCTGATCTGTTCAGCATTTGCTCCCATTCTCTGAAACTGAACCAATTTCAAAGCGTCCTCACCATCGACCAGCTTAATGATCTGATCTGAAACGGCCATATAAGCCCGAGTGATTTCAGAGATTTGCTCGACCTTTGGTGCTTCTACACCCAAAGGCTTCAAATTTTTAAGTGGTGCTTTTGGCTCAAGCGCATTGTCAATTCTCCTGACATCGGCTTGAGTTGCACCAACACCAGTCCTCATTTGCTTTTCGAGTCTGGCAGTTTCCTCAAACTTTTGATTCAAAGCCTCAAGCAATGGCAATGATTTCTCGGCAAAAAATCCCTTGATTCTTTGACCCATCTTTGTCAGATTGTCATTGAACATTTCAGAATTCTTTGCAAATTCGTCACCAAAACTTGCACCAAATTCTTTGATTCCTTGTTTGCCTTGATTAAGGAATGGAATCAGATCAGCGCCAGCTTTGCCAAACAAAGCCATCGCATATTGAGTCTTTGTCGCTCCATCAGCAGCACCATTAAAAGCGCTTGCCACATCGCCCAAAATATCAGCAGTTGGTCGAATGTTGCCGTTGGCATCTTTGACATTAACACCAAGATTCTTGAATGCTTCTGATTGCTCTTTGCTGCCTGAAGCCGCCTCAGCAATGCTTTTGTTGAGTTTGACAAGAGCCGAGCCAAGTTGCTCGTTTGAAACACCAGCCAGATCAGCCGTGTTTGAGAGTGATGAAAGTTCTGCAACTGCAATGCCTGTCTTTTGAGACAGTTTGTTCATTTCATCAGCACTATCCATCAAACCTTTGATTTGAGTGATGCCGCCAATTGCAGTCAATACCGCAGTCAGACCAGCGATCTTGCCAGTGACCATGCCAACAGCATTGCCAATTCCGTCAAGACCGCCTTTGACTGATTTGAATGCCGCGCCAGTCTTGTCCTGAGCAACAATGTCAATGCTTACATCTTTACTGGCCATTGCTTCTCTCCGACTGAAACTTAATCCAAACTTGCCATTCTAGGAACTCCTCAACTGGCATTTCCTCGATCTCACCAATTGTTTTGTGCAACTTTTCAGCGAGATAAAAAAGGAATTGTCGTTCAGGAGTCTCCCTTAGTTTTTTTCGAGTTCCTTGAAATCAACTCGCATGATTTCTGTTGAAACTCTTTCCAAAATTGAGGCATCGACCATGTTTCGCAAAACTGGTTTGTCCTCGATGGTGAAAATCTTTCCCCCATCTTTATCGAGGCACTTCATAACCAACAACTCAACAAGAGTGTCGGCTTCAGAGTTTCCCAATCGAGTGACCGCTTGAAGTTTAGATTTGTCTTTCAGTGTGAAAGGCTCAACATAAACAATCAGAGGGCCATTCTCATCGCCCCACTCAGGCACTTCAATCGTCTTGACTTGAAGTGACTTGAAATGGGCTTTTGCTCGATCAATTGCACTCATCAGCTTGCAGTGCTAAGACTCAAAGCACCAGTGCCTTGCAATGTGATGGAAGCCTCGACCATGCCATCAAAAGATGAATTCACAGTCAGACCAGTCACGATTGCTGAACCAGTGTAATACTTGTCACCAGTTGTCGCGCCTTCTGGATAAGCCGAGAAAGTCACAGTTGAACCGACTGCCATTGCAGTCTGGCCAGCATCAGCCTCGTCCCAAAAAACATCAACAGACGCAGTGAAGGTCTTGAGTGATGCCTTATAGGTGCGAGAAGCATCGCCCATTGATGTGTCCTCAAGAGTATCAGCAGACTCGGAAATCGAGAAACTGCGAATCTCGCCAATCGTGTCAGTGCCGACTTTGAGTGTACCTTCTGAACCAGTATGAGTAGCCATAATTAAGCCCCTTTCAAGTTTTACAATTTTGCCACATTAAGCAGCAGATTCAAGATCATTTTCCTTTGTTGAGTAAGTTACCTCAACAGTGAAACGCCCAACACCGACAACTTGCTCTCCATCCCCTGAATAATCAGATTCAAAAGCCACAGTGTTGATGTCCTTTGCTTTGCCACCAAGCGTGATGTTTGCATAAAGTGCTTCTTCCACCTCAACTGCAATGGTGTCAATCGTATTGTCAAAATTAGTGTTTGCCATGACATAACACTCAACCATAACCTCCAAAACTCTCAACTGAGTTCTGGGTTTGGTCATTGTTTCATTTGTCGATGTCTCTGACTTTGTGTAAACAATCAGCGCTGGCAGTTTGCCAGACTCGAATGGATAAACCCGAGACTTATAGACCCGAGAGCCAGTCGTTGTCAGACCAGTCAAAGCAGTCACCACCGCATCCCTGATCTGTTGTCTCACATGGCTCATTGTTTCTCCAAAACTATCATTGTCATGCCAGTCCCATCATCCTGAACAATTCTGGAAAGATAGTTGACTTTGGCAATCTGGAAGGCATCGCCCTCAGTGCATGAGGCCACATCCGAGGTGCGAACCATGAGTCTTGGTTGCTGAACAGCAAAGCCGACATCGCCACCAGCCTGAACATCGATGAACTGGTTGTCAAAGATTCCTCGAATTGTCTTTGGGACTCCATTTTGGATTGTGTATTTCACATCAATCCCAAAGTCCTTCAAATACATCAAGCGATCAGCAGCAGACTCATACATTCTTTTTTGGCCTTCCACGCTTGACAATAGGTGTCGCATCGGATGTTTCTAAACCAAGACTCTTATTCACCAATGGAGTTTCAAAAGTATGCAAAACGCATCTTTCCAATTGAATAAGACTCTTTGCTTCTGAATCAGGCAAATCCAAGACATCGCCCATTCGGGCTTTGCCTTGGCTTGTCATCGTGTTTCGGATGAATTTTAAGTTCATGTTAATCAATATACTGATAAACACCAACCAACTCAACACCAATCTTATAAGACGCTGTGCCAGCAACAGTACAAACCGCTTTGACATAACGCTTGATTTCGTTTGAGTTAACGCTCAATTTTTGAACGCTTGCTGTGTTGCCGACTTCAGTGAAAGCAGCACCAGAAATGTCGGTATAAGTACCGCCAGAAGTGTCGCTGTGAGTCAACTTCACATTGCAAGTCGCGCCAGCACCACCAGCCGAACAATTCAAAATCACCGCAACTTCGTCAGCATATTGACCGAGATCAACAGCAGAACCAGTGGTGGTGGTCGTGATTGTGTTTGATGGAATCAGCGCGACAACTTGTGCTTGATCGCCAAAATTAACCATGATAAATCTCCAAAAAAGGATGGGAGGGTTTTTAGCCCTCCCTAGTCAATTAAGCGATGTCAGCGTCACCATAGCAGAATGAGACAGCATTGCGAACTGCAATGTCCACATCTTGCAAAGCAACAACTCGCATTGTGCCGCTTGTGCTGTTGCTGTAAGGATCAACTGTCAAGTCCAAACCAGACCAGAAGCCAATCATCAAGTCAGCAAAGTTGCCAAAGAACACATCGCCAGCAGTCACTTGATTAGAGACTTCGGTGCGATAGCCATTGACAGTGTTGCCAGCTTCCCAAACGAACTGACCAGCAGAAGTGGAGGACTTCTCAGTTGTTTTCAATGCACCGCGCTGGGCAGGATTGAACAAATAAGTCATCGCGCCAATGTCAGCGTTGTCAGTGGCCAACTCAGACTCCATGCCAACCAACTCAGCGAAAGTTGGGGTTGTTGCAGCAAAGTCTTTGGTGTTCACGCCAGAGACATTCTTGATGCCTGTTGGCTGGTTGTTTGAACCAGTGCCATACAATGAAGCAGTGTCAATAGCCAAAGCGATCACAGTGGCCAAGTCACGACGAACCATTGTCTCAACATCGATTGAGGACTGGAGCATCAACTTGCGTGAGAAGTCAGTGTAAGCACCGACAGTCTTGGGAGACATTGTGACTTGAGCCAGAGTTTGTTGGCTCTCAGTAGGAGCGCCAGACTCAGCGACCCAGTAAGCAGTGGCAGCGCCAGATTGCTTAGGAATTGCCACATTGCCAACCAGACCATTCATCACAGTCGCGCCAGCACGCTGAACAACTGAACGATTGCGCAGCATTTCAATGAATGATGAAGCCAACAAGTCGGTTGCAACTAAGTTGCCGCCAGCAGTTGATGTACCAACATTCAAGTCACGCTTTGCTTTGACGATCTCATTTGGCACATAAATGCCTTGAGCAGAACGGCCATAAGTCTTTTGAGCAGCTTCTGAGACTTCACGCTCGAAAGCAGCGTCAGCCCATGCACGCTTGTCTTGAGGATTTGCCAAAGCGTTGATTGCCTTGACGAATGAGAATTGACGAACTTCCTTCTGGGTCAAACCGACTTCGGCTTGGATAGGAGCGTCATAAGCGCGACTTTCAGTCGCAACAGTTGCGGAATTTTCCATTTTGATTTCCTTTCGGGTATCGGCTTCAGCGACTTGAGTTTGCGCTTCCACCAAAGTTTCGGTAATTTGTGATGTTTCCACCACAGCTTCAGAGGTTGTTTCAGTTTCCATGCTTCGACCCACGCCAACTGACACATCGGCAGGAATTGAAACAATAGACACCTCAACAGGTCGCCAATTTGTTGCGCGATAAGTTTTGCCATCATTCTCTTTCACCATTTTGGCAATTGAGTAACCAATGGAAACATTACCGCGAATCAAATCCGCGACATCTCCGTAAACCTCTGAAGCCAGTGCGCTCTTACCGAAACGCACTGTCGCACGCAACTTGCGTGCCGAGCCATCGAGACTTACAGATTCGATTACACCAATTTGACGCTCTGGATCGTGATCCAAGAGCAATGGTGCGCGACCAGAGTTTAAAAAACTCAAGTCAATAGATTGTGGATTGTGGTCTAGGACTTCCTCACCATAAGAGCGACCAACTGGCATTTCAGAGGAGATTGACATCGACACCCTGCGATCGTCAACACTCTCCACTCGAGCTTCCATTGCGTCAGCGCGAGTCATACGCTCACCAGCCTTGCGATCGTCAGTAACATCAACGGCCATTTCAACTGGTTGCTCAACTGGTGCGTCCTGTGTTTGTGCGCTTGACTCTAAGTCAATTTGTGCAGCAGTGGCCATTTGCTCAGTTTGTGCCTCGATAATTTCAGCAACATCCTCAGTGTCAACATGAATTGAAACACTGACCATTGCTCTTTCTTCATCGCTCATAATTTTCCTTTCGGATGCTTCTTCAAACAGTATCGGCTCAAAGTCATGTGATTTTAACCACGCTTTTGCTTCTTGAGTAGTGAAGCGAGTTTTGTCAAAACGAATTGCTTGCAATTCTGACTTGCCATCTTTAATCCCATAAATAAAGTCGATTCCTTCACCGCCTTCATTATTTTTTCGCGCAAATGAGTCATATTGTTCAGGGTCTTTCAGCCTTGCAGCGTGTTCATTTGGAAAAGGTCGAGCGTCCTCTAATGAACGATCATTTTTGATCTTTTCATATTCTCGCTCAGACCAAGACTTGCCAGCATCGCCACCCCATAAAGCCCATGCAATCCTGCCGTTGGATGGATAGCCTTCCTCACCAACTCTAAAGCCTTCAGCCTCTTTGTCAACTTCATGTCTTGCAAAGTAGCTGACCATTCTTCCAACTGTATCGTCAGACAAATCAGCGCCATTCACAATGTCTCTGGCTCTGGCAATGCCGACCTCAGTGCCACCGCGACCGAATTCTGATCGCCAGTCAAGCCCTCTTTGGGCTTCCTCTTTCATGGCTTCATTCGGCACTGGCATCGCTTACCTCAGCAACTGTTGGAAGTTTGTCACCAAATGGCTCAAAGGCCATCTTTAGACCATAAGCGCTGGCCAATTCTTTCTCACTGCTAATTGCTGAGAATGTTTCCTCAACATCGCGGCCATATTGGTTTGCAACATCTTGCATCGACAAAATGCCGTTTTTCATGCCGATCACAGCCGCATTCATTTCTTTCAATGGATCAACCCACTGGAAGCCTCGCGCCCTGAAAATTGCCGCATCAGCAAACTTGTCAAAGCGACTTTCAGGGATATTGATGACACCATTGCGCATGATCGAAAGCAAAAACTCTCGATAAACTGGCTCGACAAAGTGCTGAATGAGAATGTCCTGAACCATTTTCCACTGGTCACGATCCTCAAGAGTGCCTTGACGAATTGATGAATAAGACACACCCTCAAGATCGTTGGCCAGTGAAGTGTAAGAAACACCCAGACCTGAAGCGATACCGCGCAAAACAGCTTTCTCAAAATCAGCGAAAGCGCCTGTTGGATGTGTTGGATCGAACTGTTGGAAACTCACGCCTTCTGGCAACTGGTGGAAAGTTCCAGCGTCAGCTTGCATGATTGGAATGTTGTCAACTGTATCGTCAGCAGTAAAGCCATCACCTTGAGGAGAGGTGAAAAAGCCCATCTTGCAAGCGCCAACCCGAGCCGCCACCAATTCTGCCTCTCGATATCCATGAAGCATTTTCAAACTGGTAATTGCTGGAGACATCCAAGGAACACCGCGAGTTTGCTGCGCACGCTCACCAATAAAGCAATGAATGATCCTGTCAGCAGGAACTCGAACTCGAGGTTGAGCAATCGCTTGAGAGTAAGCATCAAAAGGATGTTTTGTCAGCAAGTGATAAGCAACTGGCCGACCGAATGGGTCTAATTCGACCGACATTCTGATTGTGTTGCCGTTTGCGAGGTTGTCGTTGAAATTCTCATCCAAATAGTCTGGCTCAAGAAACTCAAGCGCAAAATCAAACTTGTTTGGATAACGAACCTTGCGACACAAAACCTCGCCATCACGCACCAGAGACTCAACAAAAAATCTCTGAGCATCGACCCATGAATATTTGCCATCAACAGTGCAGACACCTAATCGTGACCACTGAGCAAATGCAGTCTCGATCTGATCGTTGCCAATGTTGTCCATCGAGCCATTGTCGTTTCTGGCTTTGACTTGGACAGTCACGCCTCGATCACCAACAACATTGATCTTGGCCAGATTGACGAATCGCTTGGCATACTCATTGTTTCGAGTTAAATCTCGAGAGCGATCACGCAAGATTCTCAGTGCTGGTCTGATCTCCTCATCAGCAGACTTGGAGGATGAAATAAAGTCACTGAATAAGCGTCCAACATTCGCACCAGCATAACTGCGCTTTTTCAGAGGTTTCTTTCTGGAAAAAATGTCCAAAATTCCCATTATCCGAACCTCACTTGAATTGTTGAACCAGTCGGTTTGCCTTTTGCAATATTCTCAGCAATCAATTCTTTTTGACGCTCACGCTTGTAATAATCCCGAGCGTCTGTCAATTCTCTGAATGACATCTTGGAAAGACTGCGACCAGCAATTGAATAACTTGAAACATCAGAATCAGCGCGACCAGACAAAATGCTTTCGATCTTTCCAATCATTATCTGAGCATGAGTTCTCAGATCAGCAGAAGTCAAATTCAAGTCAGCGACAATTTCCCAATATCCTTTGTCAACAGTGACCCGAGCAGAATCAGAATTTCGCTCGATGTCAGCTTGCCAGACATAACTTCCTTTGATGAAAGCCGCGCTGGTTGCATTGTTGATTGTGGCCAGAAAATCATTTCCACTGGCTGTTGCAGTGATGTTGATTTCTTCATTGCCACCGCCCTGAATTCGGGCTGTATATTTGAGAGTGTAGAGTGATGGAGGGTAGTCAGCCCCTAGATCGGTGCGTTTCCATTGGAAAAAACTACCAATCACAATGTTTTCAGGCTCAGTCGTTGGAGCATTGCTTGAGTCGAAAAGGTTAGGCATTAACCCCCCCCTTAGTTTTGCGGAATATAGCGCATTTTAGCGCCAACTGTTAACAAATGACGATTGCGGCCTCACTCGACTGGTTTGTTTGGTCGTTTTCACTTCCTCAACTGCCTGTTTTCGCAATTCTGCCCTTTTTGCCAATGATGCCAGATTAACATTCAAAAGGGAAAGTGCAGCCATTGCATAAACCCTGACATCGAGCGCCTCGTTTCGAGTTCTGGTCTTTACAAACTCGCGTCTTGCAAATCCTTTGTGATATCGAGTGGCAATTTTCTCAGCAGTCAATTGCTTGAAATACTCATCCTCACGGCCAACAGGGAAATGACAATAGCCAGCGCCATGATCCTGAATCTTGAATCGAGAGAACAAAAGCAGTTTGGCAGTGTCAACACCAACTGGAAACAGTTTGATCTTGCCAATGTTGTTTTTTGAAGGCTTGCCAACAATCGGCTTGCCCTCACCACCAACACCCTTGATCGCAAATATGCGCTTGCCCTCTCTCGGGTGGACATATTTATAAACTGCCTGAGTATTGTGGCCACCAGAGTCAATGCAAGTCGCTCTGACAATCATGTCTTGGCCAGACTCATGCTCATAAGTCTGATTCAAAAACTCGTCTAAATCCTTCCAAACATGGGGTGCAGAAGGGTCGCCATAAAAGGTTTTGTAAGCAATCGACCAAGATTCCTCGTCAAGACCCCATCCAACCACCTCGGCCTCAAGTCGATCGTCTTGGACATCGACTCCAGCAGTCAAAAGCAAGACATCCTCTGGAATTGCGTCCCATTCCTCGGCTCTGTTGGCCAAAGAATAATCGTCAACCTGATCGCCTTCCTCCTCCCAAGTCTCACCCAAATAAGTGTTGACCCAGACTCGCAGTGTCGCTGGCTGTTTCTTGGCCTCAAGGAAATCCTGAACCCCATCACCAAGAGGACTCCAAGGTGAATACAATGCCGACAAGTGAAAGCCAGCCACCTTGCCTGTTGGTTTGCTTGCGATCCAGCGACCTTTCTTGATGGCCTTTGCTCTCTGAGCATCATCCCAGAGTGATCCGCATTCCTCGCAAACATATTTTGCAGTCTCTGGCTTGTCAGTTTCCCACTTGACTTGACCCCATTTCAAGGTTTGCTCATGCTGACAGTCAGGGCAGCAAATGTGAAACTTTCTCTGATCGCTTTCCTCATAAGCCGCCTCAATCCGACTCGCGCCTTTATTTGTCGGAGTGGAAACCAACAAAATCTTTCGATTCCAGAAGGTTGTCGCTCTTTTCTTGGCCAAAGACACTGGATCACCTTCTGAGCCAGCCGATATCGGGTAACGATCAACCTCGTCACAGAAAACCACCCTCACTGGCCTCGATGCCAGACTCGATGGAGAGTTTGCACCGCAAGCAGTCACATGGCCACCAGCAAAGACTTTGTGCAATGTCGTGTTGCCAGAGTCCCTCGATCTCGGGTCTTTCACCAAGCCAGCCAGAATCGGAGTGTCTCTCAGCATTGGTGCGAGTCGATCCTTGCTCCAAGTCTGAGCCATGTCCAAAGTCGGTTGAACCACCAGCATTGGACTAGGGTCTTGAGAAATAAAGAATCCGACAGCGTTATTCAAAATCTCAGTCTTGCCAACTTGAGCCGAGGACATCATCACCACAGTCTCAATTGTTGGATCAGAAAGCGCATTCATCACGCCTCGTTGATATTCAGCGCGAGAGGTTTTCCAGTTTCCAGCCTCAGCCGAGGACTCAGGACTCAGTTTGCGATATTCGTCAGCCCAATCCGAGATTGTCAGTTTCGTTGGTGGCTTCAGCCGCTTCCAAATCTGTTTCTGAATCGCCTTCTGCAAACTCTCCCTCTGGATTGTTCTGACCGACTCCTCTAATTTCATTCAATGCCTCTGTGATTGCGTCCTCTAATATGGACTTTATTTCCTGAACATTATCTGCTGTATATATTTGCGCTGCGCATTTACTCGGGATTGAAATCATTTTGGCTCTGAAATTAGATAATTGCTCACCAAAATCATTCGCGACCTTTTCAATCTCGACC